TCGAGATGGGCGAGTATGCTTATGACCGCTTTTTGTCGGTAGTGGGCAAACTTGCGGAACAGGAACGCACCGGCAAGCGGGAGGTGATTCGCGATGACTGATACCGACGCAAAGCGCATGGACCGGCAAGCAGCGGTGACGGCGGCATGGGCTGAACTGGCGCTAAACAAGTCGTTCAAGGTCGTGTTTGAGGACGCACAGCTACGCTTCGGCATGCTGTCGCCCTCGTTCGTCGCGACAGATGGCTACAACACGCACGCAGCAGCCGTCCGCGACGGCCAGAAAGAAGTGCTGAGAGATTTTGCCCGCCGCCTTTGCCTGGGGCGCGAGCGATTGGAGGACGAAACGACTCCACCGAAACCAACACAGGCAGCATAACCAACCATGAACATCACTATCAAAAGCGGCACCGTCTCGAAGGACGGCGAGGAAATCGGCCAGATCGTCGGCGACGAATGTATTTCGTTCCGCATTATTGGCCCCACGGTCAAGTCGGCAATCAACAAGGCGCACGGCTCGAAGCTGAAGCACATCGTCGCTCAAGACAACGCCCCCGGTGCTCCGTCCGGCCAGACTGAGAACACCGAGGGCGATAGCACTTCCGGTAAGCCGGGCGCAGGATCATCAGCGCCCGTTGCGCCTGAAGTGTTGATTGAGAGCAAGCCTGTTGCAAGTGCAATCTCGGAGCCTGCCTTGTCCGGCCTGCCTCGACTCCTTGCGCTGGCTGACGCTGGCAAGATTCCGACGCCTCCTTTGCATCATCCGGCGATGGGCGACAAGGCCCCCGATTTCGTCAAGTGGTTCCAAGCGCACGCCACGCCGGACGAGGTGAATGCCAAGTATCCACCGACTCGGCGCATTCCTGCGAGCTTCGCGGACTACGAGCGCGCGGAGAAAGAGCGGCTCAATCGGAAGCTCAATGGGGAGAAGAAGGACACGGCACCAAGCCAGGATTTCGCAGACGCAGACGAGGAATAAACCAACCATAACACAATGAGAAAACACAACGCCAGACATCTACTTGCAACGCTCGCAGCACTTGCCATTGCCCCGTCAGTTCAATCGAATGTGATGACGTTGCATACTGCGCCAGGAGCAAGCATCAACGCAGCACGTGCCGCTATCGCTGCTCCGTCGCGAGTTCGGCGGCAATCACCCTTGTTGCTGCGCGGCAATCTGTATCGCAGCGCGGGCCTGTTCAAGCATTGCGATATGAACCAGCGCCAACGCCGCAAGTTCAACCGGCAGCGCAACGCGGCAGGGATCAAAAAAGCCTTCGCGTAAATCATCAACCAACCAGATATCATGTACATCAAGAACAGATTCATTTTCGGAGAAGAGGGCGGCGACGGCGGCAGCAATGGAGGCGGGCAAACGCTTCTCGGCAGTGCGGCAGGCGCGGCGGATGGCGGTCAACAGCAACAGCAGCAAGGCGGCGACGAAGGCTCGAAGGCGTATGATTTCCGGTCGTCGCTCGGCGAGGACGGCAACTTTCGGCAAGGCTGGACAAACGACCTGCCCGACGACCTGAAGGCCGCAAACACCATCCTTGGCAAGTACCCGAATCCCGTCGAAATGGCGCGCGGACTGGTGAACGCGAACAAGCTCATTGGACAAAAGACCACGCTCAAGGCCCCGGCTCCAGATGCCAAGCCGGAGGAGGTCGAGAAGTTCAACGCGCAGATTCGTGACGTGCTCGGCGTTCCTCAAAAGGTCGATGACTACAAGCTCGAAAAGCCTGCCTCGATTCCCGAGGGGCTGACCTGGAACGAGGAGAAAGCAGCCGATTTCGTGAAGTTGGCGCACTCGCTGAACATCCCTCCAGCGGCTGCGAACAAAATCGCAGAGTGGCAGATGGCAAACATGGGCGACGCCGTGAAGCAGGGGCAGGCGCAAATTGACGCCTGGGTTCAAGGCCAGCAAGCCGAACTAGAAAAGGACTGGGGCGCGGACTATGACGTTAACTTGGGCAAAGCGAAACGTGCGGCACAACTCGCAGGCTTCGACCTGAACGACGGCGAACTTGCGAACAATGCGAAGTTCGTGAAGGCCATGCTGACGGTATCCAGTCTCATCAAGCCGGATGCTGTCGTTGGCGCTGACAAGACGGGCATTCCGCTCGATGGCGCGGCGCAGGCTGAAGACATCCGGCGCAATCCGTCGAATCCGTGGCATGCCGCCTATAACGGCAAAGAAGGGTCTGCGCGCCAGAAGGAAGCTCAAGCGCTGATGATGCGTCTTCAGGGCATCAAGGAGGATGCTGCGGCATGAGCACGCGAATCGTGGCTCGGTAGGTGAATCCTGCTTTACCGCCGCACATGGGGCAGCATTCCAAATCGAAAATAGTTGTCGGCTCAGTCATTGGCTGGTGTGGCTTGCGGGTTCAAGGCGGGGTGATTACTCAGCGTCAATTCTGCGTGTGGCTGCAATCTTAAGCAGGAGGTCGCGAAATTCCACGGGGGTGTGGATTCGTGGCGTGCTGTTGGCGCCGCCGCCGCGTGCTCCAACTTCACCCAAGCGCTTCGCTCTTTTCAGTCCCATGCGCTCGACCACGGCGGGGTCGTATTGCGCCTCGGAGTGTCCCCAATGGAGTTCCGGCAGTTCTACCCCGAAGGCATAGAGCAGCGTCGGCTTGCGGGCGTAGTGGCCATACTTGCCCTGCTCCACGCAACACGTCCAGCCGCCCAGTGTGTCGGCGGCGATCCATCCACCAGTGCGCGGCGGGACGTTAAGCCCGAAGTGAGGCCAAGCATGGCTTTGCCATGGATGTTCTAGAATACCACCGAATTTCCGCACAGCGGCGAGCGCGGCGGCAAAGCATCCGCTATCGTCCCCTTTCTTCTTGCGGACGCCGGTTAGCTTCACTGTGAGCGGTTGACCGAACCACATTTTCCCCCAGCGCTGGCAGGGAGGATGCGCCACAACCGGCCACGGGCCATTGTAGAGTCTCGCGTCGCGCTGTTCGGGCCACGCGTCCACGTTTGGCATGCCTGAATAACACCCATCGGACTGCACGAAAAGGGCAGCGATTGTCTGGCGATCTAGCGGAAGTTGTGATTGATGGTCCATGTTGGTCGGTTAATCAGTTCGTAGCATCTCAGGCTTTGTTGTGTTCACCATCCTTCCCATTCTGGCATCGTTTCTGGTTTCGGGATGGGCAGACAGAGGTCGAAGTCTTCTGGCACATCGGTGGGGAGATTGCATGAGTCCACACATGCAAGGCATGTCCAGCCTTCGGGGGTCTGCTTGAGTAGCGCGACGTGACCAGTGTATTCAACTGCCAGGGCTTTACTGAGACTGTCAATCTCCCGCTTCACATCGGCGATATGTGTTTGCATTCGCGATCTCACCCGTTCGAGTCGAGTCCGCAGAATGTGGTCTTGTTTCAGCACTTGGGCTGTTTGAAGGTGGGCTTCGTCTGTTCTCATGGTCGTGTTTGTGGTTATCTGTCGTTCATCATCTCAGGCAAACCCCTCCCTCCTCCCCACGACAAGCGGAGAGAATGAGGGGAACCCTGCGGCCTTGTTTATCCTCGCGCCAGCACGGTATTTGACCGCTCCCTGCGAGTAGTTCAAGAGTTGACGCGATGAACAGCACTGGCTTTCTCACGGCCTGCATTGTCGCGTTGCTGGCGTCTCCGCTTCGCTGTCCTGTTTGATTGACGTTGGACAAGTAACAACGCAAAAAAGCCGACCTCTGGCGGAAGATCGGCTTTTCGCGGTGTTCTCTGAAAAGAGTTCGCTGTTCAAGGGCGATGGTTCCCGCCAGAGAACAACCTATTTGCTGGCGCGATTCTGCCACATCCGAAAACCGGCGCAAGTTTTAATTTGACATTCGCCCCGCTAATCCATCAAATCGGCGTCAGAGTCAGAACGGCCAGCGATGGCACCCGTTCAAACCAGTAGCGGCCTTCCTATGGAGATACCCGCGAGAGGACAACAATCCCGGCAATCAGGACTCTGGATCGCCAATCTCGCAATCAACAATCTCCATTACGGCTATGTCCGCACTCACCTCCTACTACGAAACCGAGTTTTCCAAGAACTGGGAACTCAAAGCTCAGCAGAAAGATTCCCGCCTCGGTATGGCGGTCACGCAAACCACCATCACCGGCAAGCGTCGCAAGTTCAACCAGCTCGACAACGGCTCGATGACTGAAGTAACGACCCGCAAGGGCGACACTCCAGACGGCGACTCGACCGGCTCCGAATACTGGATCTACCGGCGCAAATTCGAGCGCGTTATCACCTGGGACGAAGACGACGAAATGCAGCTCGGCACCATCGCGCTTCCTGATAGCGAGGAAAATCAGTCCCTCGTCAACGCCAGCAACCGGACGAAGGACGACGTGATCATTTCGGCCTTCGACGCTACTCGCTACATCGGCGAGGACGGCACCACGACCGACGCTTTTGATACCGCCTATCAGGTGGCAGTCGATTACGTCGCCAGTGGTTCCACGGCGAACAGCGGTATCACCGTTGCGAAGGTTCTCCAGGCGAAGAAGATCCTCGATGAAGGCGAAATTGACGACGACGACCGCTATTTCGCGATCTCGGCTCAGCAGTTGCAAGACATGCTCCTGCTTACCCAGGTTACCAGCGCGGATTACGCCAGCGTTAAGGCCCTCGTTGAAGGCAAGGCCGAACGCTTCGCAGGGTTCAACTTCATCCGCTCTGAGCGCTTGACGTTGAACAGTGGCACCGACGTTCGCACCTGCTTCGCTTGGGCCAAGTCCGGCATCAAGTTCGCGGATGGCGGTCGAAACACTCACATCGACATGCTCCCAGGCCGTCGTCACTGCAAGCAGCTTCGCGGCGTCTATCGCTGCGGCGCTGTCCGCACCGAGTCGCCCCGTGTCGTTCGCGTCTATGCGGACGAAAGCCCGTCATAATCTGAACTCGGCGGGAGGCGTCAAAACCTCCCGCCACTTCCTTTTTCACTCACTCAAACAATTCATTCCTGAACCGTTATGGCTTCCGTTTACACTACCTTCGCAACCGCTCAGTTGGCCGCTCTGTCCGACATGAGCCAAGCTCCAAATCAAAAACAGGCGGGCGGCAATCTGCACGTCATTCAAGTCAGCAAGACGGCATACACCGCCGCGACTGCTGACCCTCTCTATCTCGTGCGACTGCCGAAAGGCGCGCGCGTGATTCCGCAACTCTGCCAAGTCGATCACACCGATCCTGGCGATGCCTGCACGGGCACCGTCGGCTACATCTACGACGACGCGACGGGCGACGCTGACGGCTACTCCACCGGCCTTGTGCTTGGCGGCTCGGCTGGCTTCGAGAACTTCGCGACCACGTCGGGCGCGGCAGGTATCACGCCTGTCACGCTGACGGATGACGCCTGGGTCTATGTGACCTGGGGCACCGTCACAAACGGCGCGTCGCACTCGCAGACCTGGACGATTGTTTACAGTCTCGCCTAAGTCCGTCAATTTGTCGCTTGGTTGGTGACATCCTCGCCCCGTCGTCCTTTGCTCATTGGGGCGGCGGGGTTTTTCACAATGAGATTTGAGCCATGACGAAAACCGAAATCTGCAACCTTGCCCTGTCCCTCGTCTCAGCCAATACGGCGACCGACATCGACACGGATTCGACTCCTCAAGCGGAAGCAGTTCGGCGTTGGTTTGCCCCTGCTCGTGACGAGTGCCTCGCGTCACACCCCTGGAACTTCGCCATGAAGCGCGGTTTCCTGACTCTGACGTGGACCGACTTTTCAGGCGTGGCACTGGCAGATGCGGGCGCAAGTGACGAAATTCGCGTGACTGCCACGGCTCACGGACTCTCGACTGGCGACCGAATCCACATTCAAGACGTGGGAGGCGTTCCGGCTGCAAATGGCACTTGGCGAATCACGGTAATCGACCCTGACACCTTCGACCTCGACGGCTCGGTGTTCTCAGGAGCGCACATAAGCGGAGCAGGCGAGTGGATCCTCGCACCTCTGCACGGCTGGGGGTATCGCCATGCCATTCCTTCCGACTGCCTGCGCGTCGTGCGC